ACTAGCGGCTACGGCTCAATGGCTGATAGATGGGCACACCGTGCACTTCTACAACGTTCAAAGCCTCGTTGCGTACACAATCTTTTTGGTCGTGCATTTACATTGCCGCAAAAGAATACCGATACTATGGCGTTTAGACGTCAAGAAAACTTGAATTCTGACCCTGTTGTACTATCTCAAGATGCTGATCCAGCGCCTGAGCAAATACAAAAGTTTGATATTAACGTTACCATTCAAGAATTTGGTAAAGTTATTCTTCTTGGTCGTAAAGTTCTTTTAGTTGTGGAAGATGATACAGCTTCAGAAACAGCAGATAACCTATCTCAATGCATGCATACTATGCTTGATAAAGTTACACGTGACGTTTGGAATGCTTCAGTTCCTCAAATTTCTTGTCTTAATGGTATTAATGGAAATGTTATTACTGAATTAACACAGACAGACGTAAACCGTGCTATTCAATACTTAGATGATAACGATACAGAGCACATGACTCCAACCGTTAACGCTTCAAGAGATTTTGGTACAGGCCCTGTCGAAGCTGCATTTTGGGTAACAGCTCATGTTAATCTAAAACCAGATATTCGTGCACTTGATGCGTTTGTTCCATATGCTCAATACGGCTCATTAAAACCTGTATTGCAAGCTGAATTTGGCGCAACTGATGAAGCTAGATGGGTAACATCTACATTAGTTCAAAAAAGCAGTGGTTCTCCAGTAGTTTATAACAACACATTTGTTGGTGCTAATGCTTACGGATATGTTGGTCTAGATGACGTTTCTACAGAAATGATCTTAAAACCTCTTGGTTTTAATGATTATTTAAACCGTTTCCAATCTATGGGTTTTACAGCTTGGTTTAATGCTGCGATCTTAGATGATTCTCATATCGTAACATTGCTTTCTACAAAAGCATAAGCTTAAGGGGTTAATTATGTCAGATCTATTTTTAGGACAAACTTGCACCGAGATGTATCAATTTATCTCAGCAGGAACTTCCCATACTTTTAGTTTTAACTTCCAACCAGATAAAGTTGTTTTTAATAACTTATCAACATGGAAAGCAACTGCAGCCGGTAAACCTATTTCAGTTTGGTTTCGTGATCAAACAACTGCAGCTCATGCGTTTCAAGAACAAGTAATTGATTCATCTGCTGGTGCATCATTTAACTTCCTTGATACATCAACAAATGGTTTTACAGTAGCTGATACAGCTGGTGGGCAAGCATCGTCTCACTCTGCTATATCTGGTATTACTGCAGCTGATCCAGTAGTTATAACACATGCAGCTTACACTTTTCAAAATGATCAGATTGTTCGTATTACTGATCTTGGTAATGTAGGCGTTACAGATCGTGGTATGAGTCAACTTAATAATAATCGCTATAAGATCGTTGTTATATCACCAACAACATTCTCATTGAAAGATGTTATTACAGGCGAACCAATTGATGGCACTGCATATACAGCATATGTTTCTGGTGGACAAGTTACACTTGAAACACATGTAATATCCTTGAATAACCCTCAAGTTTATCCATATGCAACCGTTCCTTACATACCTAATCAATTTAAATATGATCCTGTAACTTATCAATTATTAGCTGGTACAGCTGTAATGGGAAGCGATGGTGATATATTTAACATTGAAGTGTATAAATTTGGTCAAGTAATTGACCTAGGCGACTTGATCGTTTAGTAAAAATGAGTCGGTTACAAATTGTAGCCGACTCAATGTAAATCCGCTTTACATTGGAAAAAATGGACAAATTAAAGTTTCAGTGTACTAAATGTGGAGCGTGTTGTAGAAGAGCTGGAATGCTTGGATTAATGCCTACAAGAGAAGATGGAGCTTGTTTATATTTGAACAAAGATAACAGTTGTTTAATTTATGAGACTAGACCAGAAGTTTGTAGGGTAGAATCCATGTGGAAATTAAGAAAAAATGAATTAACAAAAAAAGAATATTTTAAAAGAAATAATCTTCTTTGCAATGAATGGATAAAAGAAGACGGATTAAGTGAAGATTTTCTAATAGATATTCTTAAATACGATGATATGGAATGACGTTACCACCAATTGGACAAGTTACAAGACGAAAAGATATATTGAATATCACAAATTCATTTCCTTGTGAAGTTACCACAGATGGGGCGCATGAATTTGCAACAAAAGATTTTGTTCGTTTGACTGAATTGAACGGATGTGTGCCAATACCACACGGACAAGATCCATTAAACAATTACAAATTTAGAATTATTGTTACAGCAACTGACAAATTTACTTTAGAATATCCCGTAACATTTATAGGAGTAGATTCCAATAATTTTACTCCTTATGTGATGGGTGGAAGTGCAAATTTAGTACAAAAGACATTTATTTATTATCCAAGTCCGGGTCAAATATTTCCAAACTAAGAGGTATAATGGGAAAACACACACACGTAGCTAATCCAGTAGAAGATCAACAGGTATTAACACAAGCTTTAAAAGAAGCCGAAGAAAACAAACTTCCTATTGAAGAAATGCCTTTAAATAGCATTAGAGACTATAGATTGTATAATGAAGAAGCTAGAAAGTTAAATAAAAGATTGAAATTATGCAGGTATCTTATTAAGCAATGCCCTGTTGAGTTACATCCAAAACAACGTATTGTATTTCAACGCATGGATCAACCAACAAACCCGTTGCCTGTATTTTTAAGTAATCATTTGATACATTTTGACGAATTATTAATTCCTGGTAAAACTTACGATCTTCCTGAATGTATTGTGCATTACTTAGCTGAAAAAGGTAATCCTGTTTGGAATTGGGTAAATCTTTCTGATGGAAGCAAAGAAACACAAGTAGTTAGTAAAACACCTAGATTCTCATTGAGAACGGTATACCAAGAGGCATAAAATGGCTACAGGAGTAAGAACAGTATCAAACGTATTACAAATAATGCGTGTTGCATTAGGCCGTAGAAATGAAAATGATCCTGATTCTTCAGATGAATTATTCTTACAATATCTTAATGATTTTGTAAGTTTAACAATGTCGGACGACGTAAAACTTTTTGAACAATTTGGAACATTATCTTTTACTATAGATGGAACTCATCCTGATGGAGTTTATACCTTCAATGATGTTGGAGCCAGCACCGACTTTGTTAATTTATCTTCGGAAGCGTTTATATCACTTCTAGACCCTGTAGGTGGATCTATATCTTGGAATAGCTTGCCTATTTTTCAGGATCCCGGTCAATTTTTTTCGATATGGGGAGTAAATAACGAAGATATTTTAATAAAGGGATATCCTACGATGATGCTTTATTATGGTAATGAATTCACCTTTAGAACAATACCACAAGAAGATGTTCAATATATGATAAAAATATATGGATATAAAAAAAATAATGATTATGCTGAAAGTGATGAAGAAATTCAGTACGATTATTGGTTAAGGTACCTAGCTTATGGTGCAGCGATGAATTATGCAAGGGATTATCGATACGCACCAGATGTTAAAGCGGAATTGAAGGCAGACTTTGCGCATGAGCGTAAATTGATGCTAACACATACACACAATCAGATTAATCAATCTAGAGCAGCACCGAGGTTTTAAATGGCTAAAAAAGCAATGTCAGAAAGTAAGAACGTAAAAGGAAACGATTACGAAGAGAAAAGTGAAAAAATGGAACAAATGAAAGCTAAGAAAAAGTCCAAGGCTAGTACAAAAGTAGCCGGTATGCAATCTTTGCTTAAAAAATCACAAAAAGAACAAGGAATAAGCAAACTTCCTAGCGTTAAAAAATCTGTAAAGGGTAAAGGACTAATTAAATGAAAGCAGCAGAAATAAAAAAGAAAGTCATTAAGCATATGGCAAAAGACGATAAAGAATTTCGTGGCCAAATTAAAGACGATAAAGAAATGAAAAAATCTCTTTTAAAGGTAAAGCCTAAAAAGAAAGAAAGCGAGAAAGAAGAAAAAAACGAAAAGAAAAAGAGAAAGTAAAATGAGTTGGAATGCAGCTAGCCCAAATGGTTCTTTATCTGTAAAGAATAACAGAACTCAAATGAATAACAACAATACTTACATAGAAACCACTATGGGTAATGTTCCAAATGATTCTGCATATTCTACATCATTACAAGATCATTTTTGGGACGTTGGAAATGATTATTCAGGTCACCATAGGTTCATTAAATCACCGGCTTTTACAGTCGGTGGTATTCCAACTGATCCTGGCAGTACTGGACTTGGTACGGGTATGGATGGT